TTCCAGCGCCACTGTAGACATCTTTTTGTAGTATTCAGAATCCCGTTTCAAGTGGCGCAAGGTCGTCACCCACGCATCCAAATCGTTACGGTCGCAATAAATCGCCGCCTCCTCGCAACATTCCTTTAGTCCGGGAGTGGGTGACACAATCACCGGAATGCCCGAACTCATCGCCTCCACCGCCGTTCGTCCCCACGTCTCTTCCTTGCTGGGCATAATCTGCACCCATGTCTGTGCATAGATATCCCTGATTTTCGTCGTATGCTCTATGTATTTCAAGTTCGGAACATCTGCAACCGTAATCTGTTTCCGGTATCCTCCCTTGACACCTAGAAACTCCAACTCCGGAAGCGCCTTGGCTAACAGTACCAACAGATTCCCTCCCTTGTTGTCATTTACGTTACTCAGCGTCACATACTTGCGCTCCTTTCCATCTTCCCGTCCGTACTCCCGATAATCCACAATAGGGACGACAATGGTGCACGCTGAATCGGGAACATCAATGCGGGTAGAGCGCAACGACTTGGAATTAAACACCGTCCATTGACGACCTGTTAGTCGTGGATCTATCCAGGGCTTTCCTACAGCTCTTACATAGTTATCGGTGTGCACCCATTCTACGTAAGGACGCCCCGTCACCCGTGAAAACCACTGCATCTGTTTCCGATAATAATAGGAATGTGAATGAAACTGATGCGTCGTCTTGGCGACTTGAAACAACATGGCCGTATCATGGACATCAAAACATCGCACGCCTTCAAAGGTCCGTTGGGGAAATCCAGGGCTCGCCACCCATACATCGTATTTGTATGGCTTCTTCATCAAGTGACGATTAATCGTATGTGTACAAATCTCGCTTCCCGCGTTTACAAAGGGCACGTAATCATGCAGAATCCAAAGAATGCGAATCCGTGTATCGGGCGGTTCTATTTCTGTCCAGCGGGGCCAGGTAGCAAGCTCTAACGCCGCCGACTTCTCGGGGGAAATGTAGACGGAATTGCGTGCTCGCACATCGCCTAGCACCACAACTAGCACAAGGAAGCCCCACAAGAGCCACATGTACTCCATTCTTAGAATAGGCTGCGATTTTTTTGTTATATCGCAATATCGCCGGTTGCCCACTGGACCAATTGCTCGTAAAAACTGTCATTGATGAGAATGATGGGCCGTTGCTTCAACACGTGTTCATAAATATGCAAAAACTTCGCACGTCGTACCTCTAGGTCTTCGTGGTCCGACATGTAGGCTAGAACCAAAGCGGCAGACCGATTGACGCCTGCCATACAATGAATCAGGACCTTTGTGTCCGGTTCCGCTAGCACTTGATTCATATACACTTTGACCGCCTTGCTATGAAGACTCAGGATAGGATAATCTGGTGCGTCGTCGGCATCTAATACGATGGCGCCGCGGATTCCTACAGCTTGGGCCGTCACACGTTCAAACCGGTCATTCTTTTGTGCGCAATTAATCACGTGAGTAATGCCCGTGCGGCGCAACCAATCTACGTCATTGGCATCCCACATGGATCCCAGCCAAATGCGGTCGCTCACCCTGCAGGGCGGATAGTCTGTATTCTGCGCCACGTATCGGGCTTTGATATTATCTACCTTTGTCGCAAAAGGGTCCATCTATACTGTAGCCAACGACAAGTCCGCGGCCTCTTTATTCGCAACCAGCTCCTTCCGCCATCGGTTCAAGACCACGGGGTCCGGTGTCATTCCTCTGCTGACGTACTTCATAAACCGATACATATTCCACGGGTCATAAACGCCTGCCAGATGAATCAGGAAATCGCCGGGTTTGTACAAGCGCACTGTCACATCCGTCGCATCGTCTGTAGGTCCAAACAGATAGGAGTTAAACAACCAATGCTCGTGACACGTTTGAATCATGGCCTTGTCGCCGACATGGGTCTCGTATAACTTGATCATCGCAGCATTGTCCCACCAAATATGGTACAGAAGATCCGTTTGTTGATACGCCCGTTGGAAGAAGTCCTTCGCCCAGGCCGACCTTCCACGGACCAGCATGTGCCCGTTGTTAAAATGGCGGCACGCATCAAAGGTCCACAACAGGTCTTTATCCTTGGGAAGCAGCGGAAGCACATGGCGTTCCAGTTGTAACTCCGGATTCAAAATGATAACGTCGGCGTCACTTACAAACAGGTAGTCATATTCAAACAGATACTTCTGAATAAAGTTGAATTTAGACCAGGGAATCGGTCGGCTGCGGTCCCAACAGTCCTCTCCGCCAATATGACAATCGTAGCCATGCTTCCTCGCGTAATCCCGTTTCGACTGAAGACCCGGCTCTACCGCCTTTTTGTAATCAGCGCCCACACAAAAAGTCAGAATCGCAATCTTAGGCGTTGACGTCATTAGAGTCTAATCAGCGACAATGATTTAGGCTATTCTTGCCCTGCACTGAAAAAATTGAAACGTCGCAACGTCGGAACCCTGAGAGCAACATTCACGTCCAATTATGTCTACAAAATACATCAAGAATACGCTCGGTGAGTATGTGTGCCCCCATTGCCCCGACTATGTGTGCGAGAAGCAAAATACAATGTTTTATCATCTTGCGAAAGAGCACGAAGACGTGAAGCCCTTCAACTGCAAGGCGTGTTCCACGGGATTTATCCAACGGTCCCAATGGCTCAAACATCTAGCGCATCACCATCCAGAGGCTCCTCACCCTGAAGGCGTCGTCAATCCTTATGTAGGGGTTGCCTTTCACTGTCCTTCGTGCGAACGGGAGCCGATGAAGACCAAGGCGCAGCTAGTCGTCCATTATGTGCGCAGTCACTGCAAGGAGTTTATTCCAAATTATGTGAAGGGAGAGCCATGCTCCCAATGCCTTCACATATTCAATTCTCCAGGGGCGTACTTGCACCACGCCGCCGAATGTTTCTTGCCGCGTGCTCCCGCTGATCACGCAAGCATCATTTCTCGCATCAAGTAAACTCCGTGATATCCAAGAGCTCCGAACCCCAGGAGCAACAGCATTTCAAAGTATCGGCGGTCCGTGTCCTTGCCCAGAACTCCCATCAGGATGAGAAGCGGTGCCACCAAGAAGACGTGAATCCAATGGATCCAGGCACTTTTCCCTTCCTTTATTTTTCCGTACGCCTTGTACAATTGATACAGAAGGACGAAGACACCTAGCGCACCGAGGACATAAAACAACCACTCGGGAATCGTATCTCTCGCGAACCCTACATATATGAGAAGCGGCGCAATAAAGGCCACATGCATCAAATTGATAATTCCGTGCGAGGAGAGCATCTTATTCTTGCTGTATAAAAAAATGAAGCAATAAAACTTATATATGAAGAATTAACATGCAATCTACTATCGCTGCTATCCAAACATGGGGCGACGGCCGGAAAGGTACAGCCGACGAACTTATAGCAGCTCTTACAGTGCGTCTCATCCATGCGGAAGCCTCCCTCGGTCATTCGGCCAGGATGCCAACGGATCCGCTGATTAAAAGTGTCTTGGATTTGGCACAGGGACCCACGCCTCTGCGCGTCAAAACGGGTCTTCGTGTCTTTACAGATGGTTCCTGTACGGCGAATGGGCGCCGAGGCGCACGCGCAGGAATAGGAGTCTACGCCACTCGGGACGATGTTCCCATCAAATCCCATTCAGCACCCTTGGCTGCCGACGAGCCGCAGACCAATCAGCGGGCGGAACTACAGGCACTGTATCACGGTCTGGTCTTTATCTCGGAACAACCCTCGCCTGTCGCGAATGTCTACACGGATTCCAAATACTCGCTGGATTGTTTACAAAAATGGTCCGCACGTTGGATCAAGGACAATTGGCGCAAGGCGGACGGAAAGCCAGTGTTACATCAAGACTTGCTCAAACCCATGGTAGCGCTTTGGAGCCGGCTGTCAAAATCGGTGACGCTTCATCATGTGGCGGCGCATACAGGGAATTCGGACCCCCTGTCAGTCGGAAACGCCAAGGCGGATGAGTTGGCGACGATGGCTACTGGAAATACTCCCACAGCAGGTGTAACAGAAGCAATGGTCACTGGAATCCGAGATCCAAGTGACTATTCCAGAACCAATGGAGCCACAATCTCCTTTGGTACAACCACCGGTGTAAAAAAAACAACCATGTCATTCAATCCCTTTGCAGAACCCAACATTCTGTCTATGCTATAGACTTTTACGAGTTCGTCTGCGTTTTGTAGGATTTCTACGCATTTTACGACGGCTGTTCCAATTAGATACATTTTTTACAAGTCTTGCTCCAAATTCGCCTGCTGCAGGCGGTGACGCTACAGAAGACGCAGAAGATACAAACATGTTCCACACTTCCACAAAAATGTTCCACGTGTGTTCCAAATATCCCTTTATGCTAGACTCTACGGGACGACCTGCCTTCATTTCCTCTTGCAATTCCATTGGCAGGAGCCCGCCACGGTCATTCATATTTCCAAACGAATGGACCAAAAATGTAAATATGTCTAAATCCTTTCCCTCTGCCCATTTGGGACTGACACGAAGCTTGGTGACATAGTCTAATTTGTCCGCTGTAATCGGTCCTGACAAAAAGAACTCTTCTTGCTTTAATGGAAAGGTAGGCTCATGAATGATCAAAAAGATCCACAGATGACACGCAACAATTGCTGATTCCGACAGCCCACTTGTCTGCATCGCATCCAACACACGTCGTATATTTGAATTTGTTGCCGGAGTCGCTCCAAAATACGTAAGGCGATACCGCCGATGTGCCAAATCATGAATCAAAAATGTAAATGGATCCATATAAATTCCATCGGCAAATCCAGACGTGGAAGAAAGACCCACTATATAGATATTGTCCGCCATAGATCGCAAAATTTCATACAGAGTCATATTTCCCGTCAACAGCACCAGAGCTTTGTGCTCCAACCTAGGGCAGCATAGAGATTCTCCTGACGCCAATTCCGATTCAATGACGAGATCGTAAGGATCTGTGCTAAAGGCTCTCAAACTCGGTAACAAGTCCAACATTCCGCGAAAGGTGTCCCACGCAGGAGTTGCTACAATTCGTGCAAACATCTTGTCGCTGTCTTCAAAACTCCTTATTCCCCCTGGGTCCATCAAGGTAAACAACACAGAACACTGTAACGATTTGATGTTCAACGAGGTTACAGTGGTTGTAAAAGCATCCTTATCACTAAAGATATTCCTCAAATGCGTCTCACACATGGGACATTCGCTTGGTGTTTTTGTTCGGAACTCACGCACCGCTTCTTCTGCGGTTGTTCTCAATTCTAGCAAATATGATTTGAGAATCGGAATATGACTATCCTTTTCCTTTGTAGGACATTCTAACAAATTCTTACACCGCCACCAAATGTAGGATCGATCCTCTGCCATCTATAGTATCATGATACAATGTTAGACACCACTCCCTCTCTCTGCGATACTAGCGTCGGCTCCAGAATGTACACTTTTTTATGGTGCAAGGTGCGGTAGTACTGAACATCAATCGGAGCGTGATAATATTCTAATCCTTGTAAGATGCCAGGAATGGCTCCATGGCGGACGAGATATCCATGCGTGCCCCAATTCCCGCCGCCCTGTCTTCCGTGTTGGTATCGGAGAACGTGCTCCGATACAGGAGTGCCATGCACCTTGTGTATGCCAAGAAAGACCATGTCCCAATCCGAAGGGACTTCTTGTCGCACCTGGCTCCAACGAGTCGGGAAATCGCTGGGAATCTCACAGTCGTCCTCCAGAATCAAATGCCCATGCGATGCAGACACAGGAAGGGTCGCCAAATGCTGCAAGAGTCGCTTGTGCGACAACCAACATCCGTATTCACCGGGTCGCCGTACAATCTTCGTGGTCTTGTGTCGGTCCTTGATGTTCTCGGGCCCCGTCAACGACGGATGAATCCCCTCTGCTTCGGCATCTATTCGTTCCACGTCTTTTCCATACGTTGCCGGCCACCGTTGTACAGTCTGATTCAACACGTACGCATCCCGCTGAAACTGGTTCAAGCGTTCTTTATCCTTGTCCAAGTTAATGACCCATACATCATCTATAGAGGGTGGTGTCGGTCTTACAAAATAGGCCAGAGCCAATAAGACCAAGAAGACTCCAAGAACGGCAAGCACATTTCGCTGCATGTTCATTCCTATATACTATGAAGAAGTTTGTAACCAATTCAAAAGGAGTTTCTTCCCATCTACACTTTTTTCAGGATGGAATTGAATCAGCGTTGTCTGTTTGAGAACCGCAATCATGGCTTGACCCTTGTACGACGCAAGCAGGTGTACCCGCGCATGGATGGCGGACGAAGAAATAAACCGCTCATGATTGCGTCGCATCACCATCGGGTCTTTGATTCCATCAAACAAGGCGTGGTCTTTCAAGGGAGCGAGAGGAAACACCTCCGTCTGCATACTTCCATAGTCTTTGATTGCATACCCTAATTGCATTAGCACGCTTTCCATAGAATAACAAATGCACATGATTCGTTTCTCCTTCATCCGCAATACAGACAAAGGCACTTGAGGAGCGTCTGGCGCCAAGACAGACGTCGGGCTTCCCGAAAAAATCCAGTGAGTCACCGAACTATGTTTGATTGCATCGGCGATATCCTTTTGTGAGGTTCTAACACCATCCAGTACGTGAGTGCGATATCCCA